CGGGAGTTAAATGTCTCATTTGAATACGCTTAATTCAATGGATCTTTGAGCAGTAGCACTTGTACCAGCACCACCAGCAGTAACAGTAGGAACGCCAGTTGGGGAAAGAGTACCTGCAAGAGATCCTTTTTCACCACCAACTTGAGTTACACTATCTCCATAGAGATTTGGTGTTCCGATAACACCATTCGTTACTGTTTGAGTGGTAACAGGAGTATCAGCAGCATTGAAACTTTCCGAGAAAGTAAATGCTTGACCTGATGTATTGATAGTAGGAGTAGCGTCAGAATATCCTCCAGTTTGGCTTAGACCAAAACTATTATTCTGACCACTGAATTGAACATTTGTTCCTGACATTGAATAGGAAGCACCAATTCGTGTTGATTGAACAGCAGCACCATCAACTTTCAATTGAACGGAATCAGTGATTTTTGATGTAATTTCAGCAGCATTAACTGGGATTGCGAAGAATAACGAAAAGGCTAATAGAAGTCTTTTCATTTTCTTTTATTGCGAATAAACACTGGAAATATTTATTAAAAATTTTATACCCCTTGACAAATCCTAAATAAAAACTTAATATGGAAAATCCCTTTACAGGGATTACATCATGAGACTTTGATGTGAAATTAGAGCCCAGGAAGGTGCCCCCCGAGAGGGGCGGTAGACCCCCCTTCTATTGGGATGTAGAGTTCAATCAAATTTAATGCAAAATATCTTTACAGTAGCCCTGCCTCTTCTGGCAACGGTTACAACCAGTACGGCATCACTGCCATTCGTCAACTATAAGATGCAAGGTCCTCCCCCTCCAGTGGAAGAGGCAATTAAAATGAATCTTGTAGATGAAAAGAAGACAGCAATCCGCGAGGTTGCACTGCCAAAGCCAAAAGAGAAAAGGTTAATTTGTAAAGGGTGTAATGAACATGAAAATGTCGCCCTGGCATTTTTCCAGGATCGTGGTATTAAAGACAGAAACGCCCTTGCTACCATCATGGGCAATATTCGTCAGGAATCTACTTTTATTCCTAACATTTGTGAAGGTGGTAGCAGAACCAGTTGGAGTAACTGCGGTGGCGGTTACGGACTGATTCAATGGACATCTGCCAATAGATATTATGGATTGGGTGATTTTGCTAAGAAGATTGGTGGTTCACCATCAAGCATTCACACGCAACTTCGTTATCTTACGAATGAAGTCCAATGGAAAGAGATTGAAGACAGGATGAAAACTCCCGGCAAGTCTATCAATCGTTACATGGACTATGCGTATAGTTGGATTGGTTGGGGGCATCACGGTGCCCGCACTTCGTATGCTCATGAGTATGCTTCCAAACTGATCACGGTAGAAGTTTGATATTAAGAGGGGAAGTTTGAAAAAACCTCCCCTTTTCTTATATACATATAGATGTACATTTTTTACTGAAAATATTATGTCAGATACAGTACAACAAATCACTGATGCATTTGCAGCTTGGCAATTAGAAGATGGTAAGTTTTCTAATGGTAATAGTGCTGCAGGAACCCGCGCCCGTAAGGCACTTCAAGAAATCGCTAGACTTGCTAAGGCACGTAGAGCAGAGATTTCTGACGAGAAGGTAGCAAGAAAGGAAGCAAAGGCAGCAGTGTGATAAATAGGGAGAGTATCTCTCCCTTATGTTTAATTTTGGAAAAAAGAAACCAAATATTAAACAGTACGCTATAATAGGAATTATATTAAGTTCTTTAATTGCAGGTCTTTCTCAATGCACCAACATTAAAGAAAATATAATTTGGGATTTATTAGATGAGATTCAAAGAAAATATTTCCCACAAACAATTATTAATGACTTTATTATAAAGGATCCTGAAAAATTAAATAGAAGAATTGTAAGAGACTTAGATAAGGCAATTCATGATGTAACTCCAGAATATGATCGCATTATTATGGAAGCGGATAAGAAATATAAACCACGTTATATGGACTTGAAGAATGATGAGAGTGTGTGTTATACTGATGAATGTAAGGCACTCGCCCCTCCTATGAGAATCTGCTCTATATGGGTTGACGGGTGTTCTTCTGAGTGATATAATACTCTCATAGGCAACGGGGGGTCCAAACTCCGTGTAAGACCTGCCCCTCCTATGCCTCTCAACGATGCACAAACCAGGAGGTCTCTTGCCTCAGTAACTCAGTGGACTAGAGTATCCGCCTTCTAAGCGGTTAGCCGTAGGTTCGAATCCTACCTGAGGCGCCAGGGGAATTAGCTCAGTTGGTAGAGCGCGGTCTTTGCAAGGCTGATGTCAGGAGTTCGAGTCTCCTATTCTCCACTTGACTTTTTGGGAAAAAAGTCTTATAAATAAAAACACTTAGGTCGAAACAATGTCTTTCCAAACAATCAACAAACAGATTAGTAATCTCGATTGCCGCTATTGGCATATTGAGGGTGCTCCCCTGTTTGTGGATATGGAAAGACATATGTAAGATGTAATCCATAAAAGCAAAAAGACAGGGGAGAGAAACCAAAAGTTTCCTCCCCTTTTTTGTTGCCTGTGACGGTTTCGCAAGTGTCCACCAATCTCCCCCCAGAGGCCAAACGGTGGTATTCTAATCAAGTGGTCGAGAGACCAGAACCTAGACAACTGAATATTTATCCATATTATGATGGGTCACTAACTCAATTGGTTAGAGTAACACGCTTTTAACGTGGAAGTTCTGAGTTCGAGTCTCAGGTGACCCATATGGGAGGATTTCCGAGTGGCTAAAGGAATCTGACTGTAAATCAGACGGCTCTGCCTTCGCAGGTTCGAATCCTGCTCCTCCCACCTTGACCCATTAGTGTAGCGGTCTATCACGCCACCCTGTCACGGTGGAGAACACGGGTTCAAATCCCGTATGGGTCGTTGCTGATTTGCGCTGGAGCTGATAATCCAGAATGCCGTCAGCATTAAGTTCCTATCGACTAGCGGTTAGGTCACCACCCTTTCAAGGTGGCAGCACGGGTTCGAATCCCGTTAGGAATACCAAGGAAACATAGCTTAGTTGGTAAAGCATTCGACTGATAATCGAAAGACCACTGGTTCGAGTCCAGTTGTTTCCATTGGAAGTGTGGCAGAGAGGATTATCGCAGAATCCTGCTAAGATTCCGTGTCTAGTAATAGGCACCGTTGGTTCGAATCCAACCACTTCCGTTTGGCAGTATAGCTCAGTCTGGCAGAGCACGGGTCTCATATTCCTATGGTCGGTGGTTCAAATCCATCTACTGCCATGTGTCGTTAGTCTAATGGTAAGACAGGAGATTGTGGTTCTCTATATGAGGGTTCGATTCCCTCACGGCACCCCATTGAGAAATCGTCTAATGGTAGGACACCTCCCTTTGAAGGAGTTTATCTAGGTTCGAGTCCTAGTTTCTCAGCCAGTCCGTGTAGCCCAACTGGAAGAGGCACTATCTTGAGGGGGTAGGTGTTGGAGGTTCAAATCCTCTCACGGACACCTTGTTGGGTTGGTGCAATTGGTAGCATCTTGGTCTCCAAAACCAAAGATCGGAGTTCAAGTCTCTGACCCTTCGCCTGTCCTTTTAGCTCAGTGGAACAGAGCAGTAGGCTACGAACCTATGTGTCGGGAGTTCGAATCTCTCAAAGGACGCTTGACAAACTTTCCAAAGTTTGTTACTATATAAAGAGATAGAGGTTAAGTCCCTGTTATGCCCTGATGAGGTATATCACACTTAATCCATCATAGTGGGGAAGTGTAACGGTTGCACAGAAGTCTCATAAGCTTCAGGCAGGAGGTTCGATTCCTCCCCCCGCCACCAAATGCCGTTGGTAGTCTAGTGGTCAGGACACCCCGACAAGGGAGTTGGAGAAGTAGGGGTTCAATTCCCCCACAACGGCACACTCATTCCCCTATAGCTCAATTGGCAGAGCACGGTGCTGTTAACACTGGGGTTGTTCGTTCGAGTCGGACTGGGGGAGTTGGATGGACTTTGGTTCTTCCATAAGAGTCGGGATCATCATATCCGACTCACGTGCCTCATTAACTCAGTGGCCAGAGTACTCGCCTTGTAAGCGAGTAGTCCTCGGTTCGAATCCGAGATGGGGCTCTTGACAGAATATTATTTCTGTCTTATACTTTACTAGTCCGTGTGAAGTGAAGTGCGTGGGGTTCCGTGCCTATGAAGAGGAAACTCTGAGGCTGGGTAAATCCCCACCATTCGCGGAGTTAATTCAGTGGTAGAATGGCTGCCTTCCAAGCAGTTCGTCGTCGGTTCGAATCCGATACTCCGCTTATAGGATCGTAAAAACCGTAAAAGCTTGACTGATCCCAAAGAAAATGTTAAGATAAATACCCTGACGTGACCGTGCCGCAACTATTTGCACGGATACTCAGTATGTCGTTTAGTACTAAAAAAACAAACTTTATGAAACTCAAACAACTGATGCTTGCACCTGTTGCTCTGGGAATGATTGCTCCTGCTGCTGCGAATGCGGCAGACCTTAATATGGCAGCAGTCAATCAATATTCTGCGGAACAGGTTACAAGCATTAATCAACTTTCTGATGTCCGTCCTACCGATTGGGCATATCAGGCACTTAGCAACCTTGTAGAGCGTTATGGTTGCGTCGCTGGTTATCCCAACGGAACCTTTGCTGGTGGTCGTTCAATGACCCGATATGAGGCAGCAGCACTTCTGAATGCTTGCCTTGATCGTGTGACTGAAAATACTGATGAACTCAAGCGTCTTGCTGATGAGTTCCGTGATGAACTCACCGTTATTCAAGGTAAGGTTGCAAGTCTGGAAACCAAAGTGGGTGCTCTTGAAGCAACTCAATTCTCTACCACTACCAAACTTAAAGGCGAAGCAAACTTCGTTCTTGGTGGTGTAGATAATGCTTGGACCCCTGGAACAGAGACAAGTACGAATGTTGGTAATACTGCATTCAACTACGATCTCCGATTGAACCTTGATACTTCGTTTACTGGTAAAGACCTGCTCCGCACTCGTCTGCGTTCTGGTAACTTCTCCAGTCAACCCTTCGGTTCATCTTCTTCCCTGTTCAAACTGGATAAGGCAGAGAGCACTGCAAATGCAGTCACTCTTGACCGTCTGTACTACAGTTTCCCTGCACTTGCTAAAGGTGTAACTCTGACTGCTGGTGCTCTGGTTCGTAACACTGAAATGACCTGGATTCCTACTGCATATAAGTCGGAAGTTCTTGATTTCTTCCAACTTGCTGGTGCTCCTGGTGTCTATAACAAGGCAACTGGTGCTGGTTTCGGTGCTCAATGGGCACAACCTACCAAGAAAGGTAAGGGTGGTTTCGTTGCTGGTCTGAACTATGTTGCTCAAAATGGTGGTGATTCTACCAAAGGTGAATTCAACGAAAAGAGTGCTCTGAACACTCTGGCACAGATTGGTTACCGTGCTCCTAACTATGGTATTGCATTTGGTTACCGTTATGGTACTGAAGGAACCCGTGTTCGTACCTTTAATGGTGTTGCTGGTGCCTCTGGTGCTCTTGCTCCAGGTCAAACCTCTAACGGTTATGCTTTGAGTGCTTACTGGCAACCCTCTAAGTCTGGTATTGTTCCTTCAGTGTCCGCTGGTTATGGTTGGAACACTGTAAGTCTGAATGCTGAAGGTGCAGCAACTCCTGCTGGTGCTACCGATTCTCAGACTTGGTATGCTGGTCTCCAGTGGAGTGATGTACTTGCTAAAGGTAATTCTGCTGGTTTTGCTGTGGGTCAACCTGGCAATGCAGAAGGACTGGATAAGGATGCAACAATGTGGGAAGTATTCTATAAGTATCGTGTAAGCGATAACATTACTGTTACTCCTGCAGTGTTCTATGCTTCTAACAATCAGGCATTTGCTGGTACATCTTCCAACTATGGTGGTGTAATTCAGACCAAGTTCACTTTCTGATTATGAAACATTCAATCATTCTTGCTTCTGCTTTAATGGTTGCTGGTCCTGCTTTTGCAGGACCTTTTGTGAATATTGAAGCAAATGCTGGTCTTGCTGGTTCCAATTATGTTGGAACAGTTACTGAGGCACATGCTGGGTATGAAGGTACTTCTGGTAATTTTTCTTATTATGGGCAACTTGGACCTGCTTTAGTAACTCCTGAAAGTGGTAACTCTAATGTTCAGTTATCTGGAAAAGTGGGTGCTGGTGTAGATGTAACTAATAAACTTAATGTTTATGGTGAATACTGGGCACTAACTGGAGGTGAAGTGGAAAATTTAACTTCTAATTTTAAATTAGGTGTTAAATATAACTTCTGATGAGATGCTCATAAGTTGAGTGAAAGCACCTCTTTATGGGGTGCTTTTTATTAGGTAATGAAAACCTTAACCAAATCTTAGTTGCCTTTAAGGTTTGATTCCAGTATTATTACTTACGAAGTCAATTCACTTCTAAAACATTTTATGAAACTCAAAAACTTTATTGCTGTTGGTCTTGCTCTTGCTCCTGCTGCTGCATTTGCTGGGACTACTTTGAATGGTGCAGGTGCCACCTTTCCTGCACCTCTTTATCAACGTTGGTTCCAAGACTATGCACGAACTTCTGGGAGTAGGGTTAATTATCAGTCCGTTGGTTCTGGTGCTGGTGTTCGTCAATTCCTTGCGGGAACGGTTGACTTCGCAGCAAGCGATGAACCAATCAAACCCGCAGAAGCAGCAAAAGTAAAGCGTGGTGTCGTTCAAATTCCCATGATTGGTGGAACGATTGCTGTTGCCTATAACAATCCTAGTTGCACTCTAAAACTCACTCAAAAGCAAACTGTGGATATTTTTGCTGGTCGTATTAAAGACTGGAAGCAAGTCGGATGTGCTGCTGGTCCGATGAAAGTTGTTCATCGTTCTGATGGTTCCGGAACTACTTTTGCATTCACTAATTCTTTGGATGCTTTTGGTGGTTGGACTTATGGTGTAGGTAAGTCTATTAATTGGCCTACTGGTGTTGGTAGTAAGGGTAACGAAGGTGTTGCAGGAACTATCAAGAACACTCCTGGTGCTATTGGTTATGTAAATACTGGATTTGTTCGTGCCAACAAACTTAAGGCAGCAGTTATTCAAAATAAGGCAGGTAAATTTGTCGGTCCTTCCGCTGTGACTGGTGCTGCTGCTCTGAATAGCATTACTTTGGATGCAAACCTTGCTGGTGAAAACCCTAATCCTTCTGGTGCAAATGCATATCCCATTTCAACTCTGACTTGGATCCTTGCATATAAGAAAGGTAATGGTGCTAAGACTGATGATATCCGTTCTGCTCTGAACTATGCTCTTAGTTCTAAAGCACAAATGATTGCTGATGATTTGGGGTATGTACCTTTAGCAGGATCAGTGCTCAACAAAGCACGTATTGCTGTTGGTCGTATCGGTAACTAATATACATATGGGGGGTTGACAAAACCCCCTTTTTTAGTATATAATAAGACACGAGTTAGGAACTTTATGTCTCTTATTTCCCAAAAAGACCGTGAGATGGTTATTGATGCTCTTGAGTTTTATATTCAAGATATGAAAAAAAATAACTGCAATGAAGCAGCAATTTATTCATATAATACTCTTCTCAAATGGATTGAACTGGAGTATTTCAAGAATGAAAATTAATCTCTGGTATTGTAATGAAATGAAGCAGTGGCGTTGGACTCTTACTGACGATCATAGACCAATTATCAAACAAGAATCTGGTCAAAGAGAAAATCTTCGTGATGCTATGAATGATGTAGCAAATACTGTAGAATATCTTATGAGTCAATATTGACTTTTATTGGGCGATTAACTCAGCGGTCAGAGTGTCTGCTTTACACGCAGAAAGTCCACGGTTCAAATCCGTGATTGCCCACTTTATAAATACTTCAAAAAAAGAAGTATAATGGAATCTTTATATAAACTTCTGAGTGATACGCAAGCATCTCTCTTTTTATTATTTCAAAAAACTTGGGTTTATCACTGGCATGTGGTAGGATCCGATTTTAAACAAATCCATGATTTGTTTGGTGAGCAGTATCTTGCAGTTCAAGAGGAGATTGATAGACTATCGGAACATATGAGATTTTTAGGTGTTAAACCTATTAGCTCTCTTTCTAGAGTTTTAGAAGTTTCTGGAGTTTCAGAAGCAAAGACTAATATTTCCTCAATGGAAATGATCAAAGATCTTTTAGAAGATCATAAAAAAGTAATTACCATGTTGAACTCTGCTGCAGTTGAAGCAGAAAATCAAAAATCAAGAGGAACTATTAATCTTCTTGATGATTTAAATGAGTCTCACGGTAAGTTTGTTTGGATGTTAAGATCTTTTACTGAATGAAATGTAATGGAAAATTTAAGAATTAGATGCCGTTCCTGTGGTAAGGAGTTAGAGGGGCATCTCACCAAAACTGTGACGTGTGGTTGTCCTAATATGGCAACAATTCGTGGAGATAAGATCTCGGCAGTTGACTTATCATCTATTGTTATGCTAAACTCTTATCATACGAAATTAAAATCTGGTGTATTAACGAATGAAGATCTTGCCTTTCAGGAAGCAAGACGTCAACGTAAAGTCAGACGCCTAGATTTTGAAGTCCGTTGAGGACTTATTTTGGAGAGAGTCCGGTTGGTCGAGGACACCGCCTTGAAAGCGGCTGGGTTTAAAAGCTTCGCAGGTTCGATTCCTGTTCTCTCCGTTTAAGAATTGTTACTAAATTTTAGATTCTCTTAATCTATATTTTTGTATCAACACAAACTTGACGGTTTTAAAATACCCACTAGTATAACTAGTAGTATTGAACTTAGAACCTATGGATCAGCACACCTACCTTAACTGGGTGAAGATCAAGGAGACTTTTGAAGCCTCTGGGAACACAGATAATATGTTCTATAAGAGAGCAGTTGAAATAGTCAAAACCCGAAGAGATCCTCTTGCAAAGTTTCTTGGAGATGAGAAATGATGGAACCATTTGATGATGATTATGTAACTCGTACAGAAGTACAGGAAATGATCGATGATGCTATCCGAAGACACAACCGTAATGCTTCTATCATTAGTATGTGCGTCGGTTGGGTGGTTCTTGCTCTATTTGCTGAGGGACTGTTGAGGTTGGTTGGAGTAATTCCACCATTACTTCCATTTCTTAAAATTACTCTTAACTAAGTTCTATGGGTAAAACACTTTTTACTTTAACGATTATTTACGGGTCAATAATGGCAATTTGGATTTATTGGGGGCTTAATCACGCATATCCAGGAGTTTTATGAGAGTAGGATTAATCGGACTAGGAAGAATGGGCGAAGGAATGTCCCGTCGTATGATGAGAGCAGGTATAGAAGTTTGGGGTTATAGGAGAAATTATGCAAAAGCAAATGAAGCATATGAAAAGGGATATATGGATGGAATTACAACTGATATTGAAAATCTTGTTAAAGTAGTTAAAACTAAAAAAACTGGTGGTGTTCAACCAGGAATTTTCCAGATGGTTGTCCCTGCCGAAACTGTAGAGGAGACAATCAATGAGTTATTACGATATTGTAGTGAAGGAGATATTATTATTGATCATGGCAATAGCAATTTTAAAGACAGTAGGAAAAGAGCAGAACGGTTGGCAAAACTTGGTATCCAGTATATTGATTGTGGCACTAGCGGTGGTGTTTACGGTTTGGATCGTGGATACTGTCTTATGGTTGGTGGCGGAAATACTGCGGTCGCCACTTGTTCGCGCATTTTTGATGCCCTTGCACCAGGAATCACCGCTGTCTCGAGGACTCAATTTGACTCGGATGTAACCTCAGCAGAGTTTGGTTGGTTGCATTGTGGTGGTCCAGGTGCAGGACATTTTGTGAAAATGGTGCATAACGGTATTGAATATGGAATGATGCAAGCATATGCCGAAGGATTTAATATCTTAAAGAATGCTAATAACGGAGCACAGTATGTCAAAGAAGGAGATGCTGAGGTCGCTCCAATGGCAGATCCAGAAAGTTATTGCTATGACATTGATGTTGCTGAGGTTGCTGAGTTATGGCGTCGCGGTAGCGTGGTTGGCAGTTGGTTACTTGATCTTACTGCTGATGTGCTACGCAGGGATGGTAGCCTTAAACAGTTCTCTGGTGGAGTTTCCGATAGCGGTGAGGGTCGTTGGACTGTTTCTGCCGCTGTGGACTTGGGGGTTCCCGCTCCTGTTATTACTACGGCACTATTTGAAAGATTTAACTCACGCAATCTTGGATCATTCGGAGCAAAAATCTTGAATGGTATGCGATACATGTTTGGAGGTCATCATGTTAGGTAAAGCACTTATTTTTGTTGCTATTCCATTTGTGTTATCTACACTTTACTTTGGAACACGAGGAGGATACTATGACTCCAAAGACTATAAGGGAAATGGAACCGCACATTAGGCAGAGATATTGGTTTGCAATGTCTGCCTTTTCAAGAATGCTTGGAGTAAAGACTGCTGCTAATGATATACATATTAAACAGTTCTGTATTGAATGGTCACATTGGGATGTTCAATCTCCTTTACAGGGACTTGACCAAGCGGACCAATACATGTATTATGAATACAAGAATTGGAGAGGAAGATGATTTTTCATATTGTGGAAACACTTGCAGCAAGCCCGATCTGGTTAGGACTTTGCGGAGCGGGATTGACAATCGCTCCCATTATGGGTATAATGCTTATACACCGAACTAAATGATCGTGTATAAATATTTGGGAACACAAATAGTATTCCCAAATGGAAACGAGAGTTTGTAGGTGTTGTGGATGTGAAAAGTCTCTTGACGAATTTGCAAAAGCTGGTATAATAAAAGGAGTTGAATACAAAAGACACTTATGTGTCCCTTGTTATTCACTTTCCAAAAAACCTAGAAAGCAACGTATTAAAGAAGAATTTGTTGAATGGAAAAAAACTCTTAAATGTTCTAGATGTGGAAATCCAGATCATAGAGTTTTAGAATTTCATCATAAAAATCCTTCTGAAAAAGAATACGATATTGCAAATATGATTGATAGAGGACTTGGAAAAGAAAAACTAAATAATGAAATATTAAAGTGTGATGTTTTATGTGCTAATTGCCATAGAATAACTCATTATGAAATTCGTAACGGGGTGTAAGTCAGAGGTAGACGGCTTGCTTTGGGAGCAAGAAGACGCACGTTCGATCCGTGTCACCCCGATCGCCAGTTTCTTCACTGGCACACTTGACTAAACACAGTCTCCACCTTATAATACTAAGGCAACAAAACAAAACAATGTCTCTGATTCAAAAGTTCAAAAAAGATGTTAGCAC